GCCCACGGCATCCACGACATGGGCGTCGAGATACAGGCCATCCAACTGGCCATCCGCGAACTGGAGAAATTGAAATGATACTTGAGATCAGCGTCGCCATGATGGACGGCTTTGTCCGCGAGTGGCTCAAGGACACGCTGGAGACGTTGGAGATCAACCTTGCCAGCGAGTACGTCCACCCAGAGGACAAAGCGACATACGAAAAGGACATCGAGGCCGTGAAACGGCTGCTGGATTACATTGGAGCAGACGTATGAACGTCATAGTCCTAGATTTTGAAACATTTTACAGCCAGCAGTTCTCACTGTCGAAAATCACCACCGAAGAGTATATCCGTCACGAGCAGTTCGAGACCATTGGCGTTGCTGTGAAGGTCGATGGTGGCGAGACGCAGTGGTTCACCGGCCCCAAGGCCGCGACCAAGAAGTTCCTAGATCAGTTCCCTTGGGATGATGCGATTGCTGTTGCACATAACGCCATGTTCGATATGGCTATCCTGAACTGGCAGTTTGATATCCGACCCAAGCGGATCGCGGACACCCTGTCGATGGCACGGGCGCTGCATGGTACGGACGGGTTTAGCCTAAGCCTCAAGTCACTGGTCGAGCATTACGGGATCGGCGTGAAGGGGACAGAGGTTATCAACGCGCTGGGTAAGCGCCGGCTGGACTTCACAGCGGAAGAGATGGAGCGTTACGGCGACTACTGCATCAACGATGTGGAACTCACTTATGAGTTGTTCTGCCGTATCGCGCCAAGTTTTCCGCAGGTAGAATTTCGTTTGGTTGACCTGACACTGCGGATGTTCACGGAGCCAAAGCTGGAACTGGATCGCTGGGCCTTGGTTGCCCACTTGGCTAAGGTGAAGAGCGCCAAGGAAGCCCTGATGTCGAAGCTGAACTATGACAAGGCCGACTTGATGTCGAACCCAAAGCTGGCCGAACTCCTGGAGTTTCATGGTGTCGATGTGCCGATGAAGGTCAGTCCTGCTACAGGCAAGCAGACCCATGCCTTTGCCAAGAATGATGAGGCTTTCAAGGAGTTGCTGGAGCATGAGAACCCGCAGGTTCAGGCGATTGTGGCGGCGCGTCTGGGTGTTAAGTCTACGCTGGAAGAGACGCGCACTGAGCGGTTCATCAATATTGCCAAGCGTGGGGCCTTGCCCATCCCCCTTCGTTACTACGCTGCCCACACGGGGCGCTGGGGCGGAGACGACAAAGTAAATATGCAGAACCTGCCGCGCAAGTCACCACTGAAACAGGCGATATGCGCACCAGACGGGTACTTGCTGGTGGACTGCGACAGCAGCCAGATCGAAGCGCGCACCTTGGCGTGGCTGGCTGGGCAGAATGACCTCGTTGAAGCCTTTGATAGGGGGGAAGATGTGTACAAGATCATGGCGTCCGCCATCTACGGCAAGGCGGTCGAAGAAATCACGGACAGCGAACGCTTCGTCGGCAAAACCACCATCCTCGGTGCCGGATACGGCATGGGTGCAGCCAAGTTCAAAGCCCAGCTAAAGACCTTCGGTGTCGATCTGGAACTGAGCGAGTGTGAGTACATCATCAACGTGTACCGCGAGACATACTCAAGGATACCGATGCTGTGGCGTCAGGCGGGGGATGCTCTTGAGGCGATGATTAATAACAAGACTGCTCCTTTGGGTATACTTGGTGTTCTCTCGGTGCGCGGTGCAGACGGCATCAAGCTGCCGAACGGCCTGTACATTAAGTACCCCAACCTGCGGCGGGAAAATAACAATGGTAAGTCTGAGATGGTCTACGACACCAAGAAGGGTAAGGCGGTCATCCCGACCCGCATCTATGGCGGCAAGTGCGTCGAGAATGTGTGTCAGGCTCTGGCCAGGATCGTGATCGGTGAGCAGATGCTGATGATCGCACGGCGACTACCCGTGGTGATGACTGTGCATGATGCTGTCGGTGCGCTGGTCAAGGTCGAGGAAGCGGATGAAGGTCGAGCCTTCGTCGAGCAGTGCATGAGGATCAGACCCAAGTGGGCAACAGCACTGCCACTAAACTGTGAAAGCAAGATGGGAGCAAGTTATGGCGGATGAGATTAAAGCCATTGAAACAAATTATATGGGTTGTCGTTTCCGCAGTCGGCTCGAAGCGCGCTGGGCGGTGTTCTTCGACGCGCTCGGATGGAATTGGGAGCACGAGAAAGAGGGTTATGTGATTGGTTACGATAAGACCATTCCGTGGCTTCCCGATTTTGAGATTACCACACCAAAGGGCCAGCATTTCTATGTCGAAGTGAAGGGCGACCCTAACTTCTTTAAGGATGGTATTTGGCTTGAACGTTTGGATTGGCATGGAGGGCCACCTGGATTTCCGGATAGTAGTTGGGATTATTATTCTGATAAGGATAACGATCCATGTTTGACGACACGCAAACCGATTATACTTCTTGGAGATGTACCCCGTGTACGTGAAGGTGCAGAGATTTGGATGCCCGTTATATTCCATCATGAAGGAGTGCATGGTCGTTACTGCCTAGTATGCCCAGACGGTCTGGAGTTAGTATACGATAGAAGGGTTAATTACACTTGGGATAATCTTGGCCCTTCTGGAGGGATCGATAATTTCGGGGTAGCTGTTGGATGGGCGCAGTCACCAGAATCAGCTGCGGTAGTACCCGCTGTTCACGCTGCGCTGGGCGCTAGGTTTGAACATGGTGAGAAAGGAGCAAATAAATGAGCGAGTATCAATTCACCCAAGATTGGTTCAAGTGGGCACCTGCCGTGTGGGAGCAGATTATTCCGCTGTTGCCAGAGAAAAAGTCGTTCCTTGAAATCGGCTCTTTCGAGGGCCGCAGCACCGTCTGGATTATCGAGAACATGATGAACCCCGGCGACTGGATTGATTGCGTCGATACGTGGGAAGGTGGCGAAGAGCATAACAAAGAGGATATGCAGGATACGGAGTCACGGTTTGTTCACAACATCAACATCGCACTAAATGGTGCGGAGGTAACGGAACCCACCGAGTTTAGCTCCTCTCGTCATATCCGTTATGCGTCTCGTGCCCCCACCGAAGGGCAGCGGAAGCGTGTATACAAATACAAAACTACCTCGACGGATATGCTGGGCCAGAAGCTGCACTTCCAAATTGGCCACGTAAAGCCTGAGTATGTACCGATGTACGACTTCATTTATATCGACGGAAGCCACATCGCCAAGGACGTTCTCACGGACGCTTGCATGGCTTGGCCGCTGCTCAAGCTTGAAGGATTTATGGTGTTTGACGATTACACATGGGGCAACCCGCGTGATGCACTGCACCGGCCTAAGATCGCAATCGACGCCTTCACCAACATCTTCGGTGAGACGGCTGAGATCGTCCATGTTGGTTATCAACTCATAGTAAGGAAGAAGGGATAAAGATGATGGAAATAGCATTTGGTGTCGGTGCCGCAGTCGGTTTCCTTTTGGGGTTGATTGCCGCCACAAGCCGTACAGGTCAGATCAAAGAAGAGAATGATAGGCTGAACGCTGAACTGCACAAGCTAACAGACCGCGATTCCAAGGGTCGCTTTAGAGGAGGTAAGTAATGGGGAAGCCCAAGGGTAAAGCAAAGACCGCAGCAGGTCAGGTCAAGGTCATTCCGAAGCGGGCACCGTTCCGCAAGGTGTGCACCACCTGCCGCTCAAGCTGGCTGGGCGATTTGCTCTATAGCTGTGGACACGATACTTTGATCGAGCAGAACATCTGATGCCGATGGTTAAGAAGGGTCGGTTCACATGGACACCCGAACTGGAAGCAAAGCTGATGGGCCTGTTTGGTTACGGGCTGAGAGCTGTTGATGTAGCCGAAGAGATGGGTATCTCCATCTGCGCTGCCGAAGCACGGTATCGCAAGCTAAAGAAAGAGCAGAAGGATGGCTAAGAAAAAGATCAGGGCCGAGGTTATAACCACGGTCATCCCTCATGTGGATGAGAAGCTGCAAGCTGCCTATGAGCGTCTCGCTATGCTCCACACCGAGACCATGGCTGAACTGGTCGAGGAAAAGAAATATAATCTCTGCCAAAGCTGGTGGTGCAGACTGAAGAGGAAATTTTCATGACTGAAGAAACTAAACGCCCCACGATCATGATCGCCACTCCCATGTACGGCGGTATGTGCACTGGGATGTACGTGATGGGCTTGCTCACCACCATGAACAAGATGCGTGAACTGGGTGTTGCGGTGCGTTGGTCGCACATGACCAATGAGAGCCTTATCACCCGCGCACGTAACGAACTGGCCCGCTCGTTCCTGGAAACAGACTGCGACTACCTGATGTTCGTTGATGCCGACATTGGCTTCGATGGAGAGGCTGTAGCCCAACTGCTGGCAGTGGATGATGATATCGTATGCGGTATCTACCCCAAGAAGGGTATCAACTGGGATAGCGTGGGTCGCGCTGCAGTCGAGGGTAAACTAGACCTTGCGGATTACGCAGGTGACTTTGTGTTTAATATGGTAGGTGATCGACATGCCGAGACTGATGAGCGTGGTGTCGTTGAAGTACGTCATGGTGGTACTGGCTTTATGCTCATCAAGCGGGGTGTGTTCGACTACCTCAAGCCTCATGTGCCAACCTACCGCACATCATCAGAACAAGACCCCAAAACTGGGGAATATGTAAAGCCGCTGACCTATGAGTTCTTTGCTACCAGCATCGATCATACCGGCGCATTGCTCTCAGAAGATTACCACTTCTGCGAGTTGTTTCGTAAACATGGAGGGAAAATTTACGCGCATCCCTTCATCAAGCTGGAGCATGTGGGCACACATGTCTTTGGCGGTGACATCCTAAAGACGCGCAGCAGCCTAAAGTAAGGAGCAAACAAATGGCTAAGAAGAACTACGCATACGGCGAGAAGGCCGCACGGATCATGGACTGGATCAACAAAGACCCTGGTGTATCCGACAAACATATCGCACGGCACATTGGATGCCACTACACTTACGTCTACTCACTGCGCAAAAAGATGGCGCATCTAGATAGTCTGATGGAGCCAGGAGAAGATGAAACCGAAAGCGCCAACGATGTTCAGATGGGTGGCGACCACTACAAGCGCCTTGGCGTTGAGCCTTGGGATGTGTTTGATACATGGCCTATCGAGCAGCGGATCGGTGCATACCGTGCCAACTGCACCAAGTATGTGATGCGGTTGGATGCCAAAGATACCCCCTTGCTAAATGCCCAGAAACTGGCGCATTACGCGCAGAAGTTGGTCGAGGTGTTAGAGGAAAGATAGAATGACAGCGTGGTCGTACAGCAGCATCAAGACTTTCGACCAGTGCCCGAAGAAGTACTACCACCTCAAGGTGGCTCAGGATGTCAAGGACACGGGTAGTGAAGCGTCTGTATATGGGAACGATGCCCATGAAGCTGCTGAACACTACATCAAGCACGGGACGCCGATACCGGATAAGTTCAAGATCATGCGTCCCGTGGTTGAAACGCTAGCCAAGTTTCCTGGGGAGAAGCACACCGAGTTGAAGTTGGGGGTCCGCAAGACGGAGCATGGTTACGAGCCGTGTGGTTTCTTCAACAAGGATGTGTGGTGGCGCGGTATCGTCGATCTGCTTATTGTGGATGGCGATACCGCCCACATGGTGGACTACAAGACAGGCAAGAACGCCAAGTATGCGGACATGAAGCAGCTAGACCTAATGGCCGGCGCAATCTTCGTGCATCGTCCTGATGTAAAGCGGATCAAGTCTGGCTTGGCCTATGTGGTCAGCAACGAGTTCCCGAAGAAGACCCATTACCGCGAACATCTAGCCGACTATTTGTCCGTGTTCGATACCCAGCTAGACCAGTTAGAAAACGCAATTGATAGCGGTGTATGGAATGCTAAGTCTGGGCCTTTGTGTGGCTGGTGTCCTGTGGTAAACTGTGAACATTATCGTCCTAGGAGATAACCGTGCCATACAAGAACAAGGCTGATCGCAAGTATGCGAACGCCGCTAAATACGAAGCCCAGCCGCAGCAGGTGAAGAACCGCAGTGCGCGTGATGCCGCCCGCGACAAGCTGATGAAGGCCGGTAAAGTTAAGAAGGGTGACGGCAAGGATGTCGCCCACGTTGTCGCTCTGGACAAGGGTGGTAGCAACAAGCAGGGTGTGCGGGTGGAGAGTGCGTCAAAGAACCGCTCCTTCAAGCGCGATAGCAAGCACAACCTAGTGTCAGAAACTAGCAAGCGGGAACGCAAGAAGAAGTAACCCGCACAAGGAGCAAACTAATGCGGACCGTTGATGATAAAGTCCTCCTCGTGGAGACACGAGACCCTGATGCTATCACATCAGTTATCAAGAAAAGTACCGTGATGGAGACCCGTCGCGGGACAGCCAAGGTCGCTGTGCACTGGGGGCTGAAGGAAGCTCAGGCGCTGGCGACTCTCGGACATGATGCCCCTTCCCCACTATTGCGCGATTACCAGTGGACCGGGAAGTTTTCCCCATTCGAACATCAGAAGACCACATCGTCTTTCCTCTCGCTGCGTAAGCGGGCATTCTGTTTCAGCGAAGCGGGCACTGGCAAGACAGCCAGCGTGATCTGGTCTGTCGATTATCTCATGAAGCTGGGTAAGGTTAAGCGCGTCCTCGTGCTGTGCCCGCTGTCGATCATGAAGGCTGCATGGCAGCAAGACCTGTTTAAGTTCGCCATGCACCGTTCGTGCAGCGTGGCGCATGGGTCTGCTGCCCAGCGCAAGAAGATCATCGCCGCTGGCTCCGAGTTCGTCATCATTAACTTCGACGGGCTGGCTGTGGTCAAGGACGAGATCGCCGCAGGTGGCTTCGACATGATCGTGGTGGATGAGGCGACAGCCTACAAGAACCCGCAAACGACTCGGTGGAAGATACTCAAAGACCTAGTCAAAGAAACAGACCCTTGGCTCTGGATGCTTACGGGTACACCGGCAGCGCAGTCGCCTATCGATGCTTATGGTCTGGCTAAGTTGGTAAACCCAGAGGGGTGCCCCAAGTACTTCGGTGCGTTCCGCGACTCGGTCATGTACAAGGTCACGCAGTTTAAGTGGGCGGTGAAGCCGCAGGCTCAGTCTATTGTGCATCGCATCCTGCAGCCGGCAATCCGGTTCGAGAAAAGCCAGTGTCTCGATCTGCCAAAGGTCACCCATGTGGATCGTGATGCGCCTCTGACATCGCAACAGGCTAAGTACTATAAGACACTCAAAAACCAGATGGTCATGGAAGCGGACGGCGAACAGATCAGCGCGGTCAATGCGGCGACTAACCTGAACAAGCTGCTGCAGATCAGCGGAGGCGCGGTCTATTCGGATACTGGCGAGGTCGTGCAGTTCGACGTCAGCAACCGCATCAACGCCGTGCTGGAAGTGATCAACGAAACCAACCGCAAGGTGCTGGTCTTTGTTCCCTTTACGCACACCATCGAGCTTCTGAAGGAGGCACTGGAGAAAGAGAAGATCAGCTGCGAGGTGATCAACGGCAAGGTCAACCTCAACAAGCGCAGCCAGATCGTCGCTGACTTCCAGTCGCTGCCCAACCCCCGTGTGCTCATCATCCAGCCACAGGCTGCATCGCACGGCCTGACCCTGACGGAAGCCGACACCATCATCTGGTACGCACCTGTGACGAGCGTGGAGACATACCTACAGGCCAACGCCCGCATCGACAGACCAGGACAGAAGCATCCCATGACCATCGTGCACATCTCCGGCAGTGAGGTGGAACACAAGCTTTACACGATGCTGCGGGGCAACATTGAGAACCACCAGAAGATAATCGACCTGTACCGACAAGAAATTTTACAAACCGCTTGACATTGTATAATGTAAGAATAATGTGAGCGAACCAACGAAGGAGCCAACGATGACAGATATGAAAGCGGACGAACTCGTCCTTGCCTACCGTAAGATACGCGATGTTATCAACGCAAAGGAAGAAGCGCACAAGGAAGAGATCACCGATCTCAAGGCGCAGCAGGATGTGTTGTCCGCTGCACTTCTCGACTTGTGTAATGAGCAAAACCTCGATAGCATCCGCACCCCTGCTGGGACTGTAACGCGCACGGTTAGCACTCGCTACTGGACGAACGACTGGGAGTCTATGTACGATTTTATCCGTGAAAATGAGGCCATGCATCTGCTTGAACAGCGGATACACAACGGCAACATGAAGCAGTTCCTATCAGAAAATCCGGACGATCTGCCGGTCGGCCTTCAGGCCGATACCAAGTATGTCGTGCGTGTGCGTAAACCAACAGCCAAGTAAGGAGCAAGTATGGAGGACCAAGATACCTCGCTGCGTAAGGCAGCGTTGGAAAAAGCCATCATCGTAACGGCAAAGCAGCCGTACCACCTCATTCCGCAGGACGTTGTAAGCGTCGCAGAAGTTTTTTATCAGTTCCTCAAAGGAGAAACCAAATGAGCAACCTAACCATCTTTAAGCAAGCAGGTGCCGTATCGACGGCAGCTAAGCGTGAACTGTCTGACCTCGGCAAGTCTCTTGCCTCCGTTAGCAACACCCGCCGTATCGCCACAAACACCAACGGTACGTTCAAGCGCATCGTCAATGGTGAGCAGATGGGCAAAGCCATCCGTGGTGAGTTCAACGCAATCATCGTTGACGCACTGCCTAAGGTCAGCCGTACCTTCTATGCCGGCAAGTACGATCCTGATGCCAAGCCGACCCTGCCTGACTGCTGGTCAAACCTGGGGGATAAGCCTGAAACTGCTGCGGGTGATCCGCAAGCTACCAACTGCGCCTCATGCCCCAAGAACGTCGTGGGTTCAGGTGAGAACGGTAAGGGTCGCGCATGCCGCTTCCAGCGCCGCATCGCTCTGATGATCGAAGGTGACGACTCGGGCGACGTCTATCAGTTCAACGTGCCAGCCAAGTCGCTCTTCGGTAAGGGCAGCGGCAATGTGCATCCGTTCGAAAGCTATGTGAAGTTCCTGATCGCCAATGGCGAAAGCCCTGACACGGTCGTGACCAACATCGCCTACAACCTCGATGCCGAAACGATGGAACTGCAGTTCACCCCGATGCGCGGCACAACTGATGCAGAACACGAAATGGTTATTGAAGCCCGTAACGATCCGGCTACCCGCCAGATGATCGTGCTGACTGTGGCTGCACAGGATGGCGCTAAGGCTGCACCGAAGGAAGAACCCAAGCCTAAGATCACCTACTCTGACGAGCCGGATGATGAGGAAGAGGAAGCAGTCGAAGCCCCGAAGAAGCGTACGGCTAAGAAGGCTGAGGATGTTGTTCCACCGAAGAAGGACCTTGCTAACGTCCTCGCCGCTTGGGGCGATGCTGACGAAGATGAGGACTGAGAATGTCGTACGGCTATAGCCTAAGACTTATTGAACGGAATAGCCAAGCGAGTGAGAACAAGCTGGGCGTACGACTGGGGCGGGTGTGCATTAAGCAGAATGTGCCCGTCACAGTTGTCGCCGGCAGGTTTGGAGTGACCCGACAGACGGTATATAACTGGTTCAGTGGGACAGGTAATCCTGCTGAACCCCTCCACGGTCTGGTTACCCAATATATCTCTACGCTCACATAGGGCTAGCCCTATGTCGTTTCTTCTTTTCTAGGCGTTTTTGCGTCTGATGACTGGCGACTATTGCATATGACAAACTTCGATCTTCTCCAGGCTGTTCAACCCGACGATGGCTACTTCGCTATTGTCGGGATCAAAGAGGACAGCTGGACCAAACAGGAACTGGTCGCTACGCGGGAAGAGGTCGATGCCCTTGCTGAGGAGTATATGGCTGAGGGCCGTAACGTCTTCTTCGGCGTTGCTAAGTACACTACGGATGAGAACCGCAAAAAGGAAAACGTAGCCGGTCTGAAATCCTTCTGGCTCGACATCGACTGCGGTGAGGCCAAAGCAGAGATCAATGCGAAGACTGGACGTCCTGATGGCTACATCGATCAGGCAACAGGGCTGGAGGCACTTAAAGCTTTCCTTGAAACCACTGGTCTGCCCCGCCCTATCCTCGTCAACTCGGGGCGCGGGATACACGCATACTGGGCGCTGACCGAGAGCATCACCCGCGAGGAGTGGGAGCCGGTAGCAGCACGGCTGCATGACCTGTGCAACATCCACAAGTTCTACATCGACCCGCAGGTCTTCGAAGTGGCGCGCATCCTGCGTATACCAGGCACCCTTAACTTTAAGGACAATCCCCCACACCCAGTGACCGTGCTGGCTACGACCAAACCGGTGGACTTCACGGTGTTTTACAAAACGCTAGGGGTGAAAACGCAAGACTTAACCCCCCTTGAAACTCCGAAGCGGGAACTATCGGACCTCGCCAAATCCCTGCAAGAAAACATAACGTCGCGCTTCAGCAAAATCATGACGCGGAGCGCCAAAGGCACAGGATGCCAGCAGTTGCTGGACTGCTATGAGAACCGCGATACCCTGTCGGAAGGCCGGTGGTTCAACGCGCTATCGGTGGCTAAGTTCTGCATCGATCAGGACACTGCTATCCATACCCTGTCTGAAGGGCACCCCGACTACGAACCGGGCAAGACCCTACAGAAGATCAAGCACATCTTGGGGCCGCACACCTGTGATGTGTTCGAGCGCAATAACCCTGGTGGCTGCGAAGGCTGCCCACATATGGGCAAGATCAAGTCGCCGATCATGCTGGGCCGTGAGGTTCAGGCAGCGACGGATGCCGATAACGTCATCGTTGAAGAACCCAAGATCGAAGGCACCCTGCCGACGATCCACCTGATCCCCGAGTATCCCTTTCCATTCTTCAGGGGAAAGGCCGGCGGCATCTACCGCAAGCCGCCATTGGATAAGAACGGTGAGGAGTCCGAAGAGGGCGACATCTGTGTGTTGCCATACGACATGTACATCCTGAAGCGTATGCGTGATCCGGTCTTGAAAGACGTCGCGGTGATCAAAATCCACAAGCCCAAGGATGGTGTCGCCGAACTTACGGTGCCCCTTACACAAGCTGTGGAACCTACGGATTTACGTAAGTTGCTGGCGGGGGAGAGCATCCTTTGTAGCAAAAAGCAGTTTGAGTTCATATCTGAATATATGAGAGCATCAGTATCGATGCTGTCCGACAAAGAGAAGGCAGAAAAAATGAGATTACAATTTGGATGGGCTGATAACGACAGCAAGTTTATCGTTGGTGATTCGGAAATCACGGTGGAAGGTGCCTATTACAGCCCACCATCGTCAACCACTTCGGAGATCGCACGGCGCATGGGGCCGGTAGGTTCACTGGAGAAGTGGCAAGAAGTCTTCAACCTATACGGCACCCCTGGGCTTGAGCCACATGCGTTCGCTGCGCTTACTGGCTTCGGTGCGCCGATCTTTAAGTTCCTTGGTCAGCGCGGCGCTATGCTCAACGTCATTCACCCTAACTCAGGCACCGGCAAGACAACGATCCTGCACATGGCGAACAGCATCTGGGGATCACCCGATGGCCTGTGCTGCGTGAAGGAAGATACGCTGAACGCTAAAATCCTGCGGTTGGGCATGTACAACAACCTGCCATACACCGTCGATGAGATGACCAACATGAAATGGGAAGACTTCTCGGCTCTGGTCTACAACATCACGCAGGGGCGCGGTAAAGACCGCGTTAAGGCATCGGCAAATGAACTGCGCCACAACGCAACCTCATGGCAGACGATGGCCCTGTGCTCATCCAACGCATCCTTCTATGAGAAGATGGGTGTCGCCAAGGGTAGCCCAGATGGCGAACTGATGCGCTTGGTCGAATACAAAATTGACTACACGACTTCACTCGATCCGTTCGTGGCCAAGGACATGTTCGATCATCAGTTGATGGACAACCACGGGCATGCAGGTCGCATCTACGCAACATGGCTGGTGAAGAACTACGAAGAAGCCAAGCGCCTTGCGCTTAACACCCAAGCTAAGCTGGATCGTGAACTGCAGTTGATGCCTCGTGAGCGTTTCTGGTCGTCGGTGCTGGCTGCTAATCTGACAGGTGGCGCTATCGCCAAGAACATTGGTCTGATCGACTGGGATATGCCTCGTATCTATGACTGGGCTTGCAACATGCTGCTTGGCCTTCGTGAAGATGTAGAGCCACCGCGTAACAACGCCATCGAGGTGGTCGGTGACTTTATCCGTCGCAACACGCAGAACATCTTGGTGGTCAATGATGGGGTGGACTTGCGTTCCAACATGCATGCCGCCCCGATACTAGAACCCCGTGGTGAACTGACGATCCGCTGGGAGCCTGACACCAAGAAGATGTACATCGCCGTGGCCCCGTTCAAAAAAGACTGCGCTGCCATTCAGGTCAACTACAAGGAGACCCTTCGCCAGCTTCGGGAGCAGGGCGTGATGAAAGAGAAAGGCAAAGTGCTTAAGCGGATCAACAAGGGCATGAAGCTGGAAGGGCCGCCGATCTACTGCCTTGAGTTTGATACATCAGTCCAGGAGTTCTTTAACGTCAGCACTACCTTGGGCATTGAGATCAACGATGCAGATCGAGGGAGTTAGGTACGACATCAACTGGAAAGCGTTCAAGAAGGGCACGTCGATCTTCATCCCGTGCCTCGACCCCCCACGGGCTAAGGAAGAAGTCAGAGCCATACTGCGCAGGCTGCGCATCAAGGTGATTATGAAGCTCGTGATCGAGGAAAATATTAGGGGTTTACGGATTTGGCGTACATGATATTAAGGGAGCGGAAGTTTGCTCCTTCCGTTGGTTATCCTAGCCCCCAGTGTTAACGCACTGGGGGTTTTTTATTCGCCCTTTTTCACGCCATTGTAGACGGAATTGAAGGCGCTGTAGAGTTTGTTTTTCTCAGCACGGTAATGATCCAGCACGGTCTTCTCCTCTTCATCGGAGTACCCGCCTGATGTGCGCATGTAGCTCATGACCTCGCGTTGTTCCTTGCTGATATTGTCAAGGTTTTTATCGACGATCTGGTAAGCCTCGATGATGCGCGGGTCCGTATCCATAGTGAACTCGGCACCTTGCGCTGCGCGCTGTTCAGGCGTTAGCTTGCTCAGCCGGTTCATAATCTGCCGGATGTTGCTGGAGTTTTCAAAGTACTTTGTCTGCGGTGCATACTCGCTTCCAGTGCCCACAAAGCTCTTGACGCCGGGAATATCAGCCGCACCTTCAGCAGCACCAAGACCCCCAAGCTGTTTAGCAAGCTGGTAGGGGCCACCGAGATAGCCTTCCATCAAATGGCGATAGACCTCAGGCTGAAAATCCACGGCACCTTTAACAGCTTCCGAACCGCCAGTAGCATCATTGATTGTCCGAGCCAGCCACTGCCAACCTTCACCCGTAGTGGGGCTACCAAGCTCAGAACGCGGTGCGCTATCGAACTGCGATTCCTTGTAGATCGGACTACCGAAGAAGTTCTGGTTAAGGATGTTCTCCATGATGGGCTTGCCCACTAGCGGGGTAAACGCCACAGCAACCGAAGGCGCATCGGCTTGCGGAATGCGGACAGGAGAAGCCACACTTGCTGCACCGAGGACGAGATCACCTGTAACATCACCTGGTGTGGCATTCCCAAGCATGATATCACCGATGCGGTTCCCGACAAATTTAAAGTAGCCGAGCATGGGATCGATAGGCAGCTTGACGTAGTCGTCTGCCCCCTGTCCGTAGTACAAGATAGCGCGGCCCATACGCATGGTGTTGTTCTGGTCGAGGTAATTTTCCTGCCCATCATCGTCATCATCGCCACCAATAGCAGCGTTCATCATGGACTCGACAACACCGTAGGCCATCAGAGCACCCAGAATTTTAACTGCACCCCTGCCATTTGTCAGCATGCGCTTCGTCTTGCGGGTAGCTTCGACACCCGTCGCAAAGAATGGGAAGATCAGATCAAGCCCACGTGCTTTCTCACCGCGACGTGTGAGGTTGAGTGACGAGTCTAGGGCAAGGCGCGCTGCATCCGCCGGCTGGATACCAACTTCAATAGCCGCACGATAGGTCGCAAAACGGGCGCTCATGTCCATCATGTCGGCAAGATTATCGACCCAGTGGTTCAGCGCACTCAATACATTAGTACCGCCCTTACCCTGCAACTGCTTAATGGCTTGGTTTGCTGCGTCGGTCTTCTGTTGTACATCCGTAAACCGCGCATGGAGCGGCGCTCCACCTTCACGAATAAACTCTTGGAACTGCTTACCAACCTCCGTGTCCATCGGTTTATTGGTGAACACATAACGTGCAATTGTACCCCACGTGCCGGTGAAAGGCATCGTGTAACGGATCATGTGCGCTGCCAAGTTCTTCTTATATGCAGGAGAACCCTTGAGGTTCTGATGGTGCATGGCCGTCGCAATGGCTGACGAGATGTCGCGGAACGGGGCCACAAACATGAGGTGCAGCGGGTTCTTGTAGGTCAGCATCCCCTTAAGGAAGTTGTTGACTGCTGCAACGTTCTTGGCCGCACCCTCCATATCTTTGGGGTTCATGTTCTCGAACATCCGGCGCAGAGCCTGCCCACTCTCAGTAGGGTCAAACTCGACGTAATACGTAACGCCGTTGTCCTTAACGATCATGTAGTTTTCGCGGTTCCGGTAATATTCCTTTTCCATACCATCAGGTACAGGTGCATACCTGTTGCCGGCACGGTCATGCCCAACGACTACCTTCTTGGGGTTGGCATCTGTGTAGACGTTAAGGATACCATCGAATGCAGCGGGACTTTTTTTCCACTGGCGCAAAATAGGTAGCCGAGCCATGTTGAGGACGCGCCGACGCACACGCTGCTCAGAATCCTGCATGAGGTTAAAGAGCGGGGCAAGCGGCATCGAGCCACGACCGATAGCGCGACGGAATTCTTGGATGCTTCCACCAGGGGATGCTGCGCGCATAGCACGCATAGCTTCATCGCGCCGTGCAGTGACAGCATTTGCGTCTTCGCCGATATCTGCCGTCATGATATCATTATCGGCAGCAAAACCCTTGAGTGGAACGTAGTTCTGGTAGACTTTAAGTAGAGCATCCATCTGCCCTTGGGAAAGTAGCTTTGCCTTCACGTCTTCTTGAAGGTTATACCGGACTAGCTCCTGCACCTTCTTCTTGAGGATGTTATATTTGGGCATCAACCCTTCGGCCTCAATCTGCTTAAGACCTTCTTGTGCCTGTGCGGATGTAATGCCGGCACCACCTTCAGGGAATTGTGGATTTATCTTGGCAACTTCGCGGTTGCGTTCCGCAGCATGATCCAACCACAGAAAATAGTTAAAGTCACCGATATCGACACCCATATTGGCAGCGGACTCGATGATCGGGTCAAACATATTCCGCTTAAGGTCGCGCTGCCGCCCCGCCTGCATGGTTTCCACACGCTCAAGGATAGGGGCTGTCTGAAGCTCAGTTGGGACTGCTTCTTCGCCAAAGATGCTTTTAGCCCAATTATCTGCGAGTTCTGCCTGACCAAACTTATCCGCAATGTTAATAAGCCAATCGGGCGCAATCTTCATTTCAGGGGCAGGTCTTAGTGTACCCGGCTCCGCATTTGGGCTGACTGTAGGAGAAACAGGAGGTACCCCACTGACTCCCACTGGCTCTGGCTCAAGTCCTCCAACTTCTCCGACAGTGTCTCCGGCAGGCGTGGGTTCGCTACTAAGCGGAACGCTTGTTCCAACTCCTTCACCGACAGGTGTTGTAGGTTTTCCAACTCCTCCATCCGGAGCCTCCTGTTGCTTCGCCCGACGTGCAAACTCAGCCTCAATGTCAGCGGCATTATTAGCAGCGTATTGCTGCATTTCTAAATCAGCCGCAGTATCCCCACGCCCTTCACCAGCCTGATAGCGGTCAGCGTAAGACTGAGGTGTAAGCGGACGGAGTGCCCCTTCATCAACCTGCTCTTCACCGTTGATGGTAGTTGATGTCCGGAACGTACCGGGGGCCTCACCTGCGGGCGCACCCTCTTCTACTGGTGCAGCTTCTAGACGCTTACGCGCCTCAGCCACCATGCGTTTGGCTTCCGCCAAGGCACCTTCCTCGATGGGCTTTCCTGTTTCCTCATCGATATCGGGAGTGCCGTCATCCTTAAGCTTTGTACGCAGAAGAGGTTCTGCAACGTCCGGCTCATACTCCATGCCGGTATCAAGCGAGTCTTCCCAGCTTTTGATGTACTCTTCGCTACGGGCAAGGCTCTCGGGAGTTGGTGTTGCGATGTCATTGGAAATCTGACGCCCCAACGTATCGATGGCATTTTTAGCGCGTGTAGAAAGGTCTGGCCCAGCCGCTGCCGCTAGCTGCCCTGTGATATCCTGTTGGAACTTAAAGACATCTGCACGCTCACCAGCAGGTGCCGCTTCACCTTCTGCCCCAGCAACAGGTGCTTCTTCCGTTGGTGCAACCCGTTTGCCATGTACATCACCGATAGCACCACCAAGAATACCACCTGCAAGACCTTCGAATGCAGCTTGGCCAGCTACACCAGCCATAAGATCGGTGTCATATCCTGCACGCTGTTCAGCAAGGTTTTGCGAGAAGCGTTCTTGGCCAGCCTGTGCACCTTCAGGTATAGCTTCTTTACCAAATGCTGTAGCAGTGCGCCGTGCAAACCCACGCGCAACTTGCTGTTCAGCCGCACCTTCAACGACATCAGCCACTGCACGTTTAGCGATTGCGCGACCTAGCTGCCCTTCAAGACCCGTAGCACTAGCGACAGCACCAAGTACGGAACCCAATGCAATCTGATCAAGGTTTTTGCCGCCATAAGCCTGAGCTTCCTCAGCCATGGTTTTTGCTTGCGCATCGGATACACCAGCTTCTTTTGCGCGTGCGTACACGGCATCGCTAATGCTGCCCTTGATTGTACCGACACCCGAAGCAGCACCCAGTGCCAAGGGTGCAAGGCTAGCCCCACCAGTTTCAGGTGCTAGCGCTGCGGCGGCAGCAAACGGAAGTGCTGAACCTACAACATTGGCCGCAGTATCAAGCGGGTTTATCGCAAAGGATTTGGCTGCAGCCTTAACTTCTTCCCAGATGCCCTTACCTTCTGCCTCCTTACGGATAGCAGCGGCGGCTTTTTCATCCTTGCGGGACTGGGCAGACGTCAGACTTTCCGCATAGTTAGCAATGGATTGTAGCGCATTAGAAGCCGCATTATTGGCACCAAACACATCGGTGAAAGACTTTCCCGTGCCAGCCAATCCAGAGACGAGATTAAGCGGGACATCCGCTACGCTAGCCAGTGCGCCGCCTACGACAGGGATTTTTTCGAGAAAGCTCTCTTCTTCCAAAGGCTGAAGTAGTAACTTGGTGTCGTGACCGTTTGCACCCAGCCTCGAAAGAAGCTGATCTTGCGTAATGCCCTTTGGCACATTTTTAATAATGGTACCATTAGGCATCCGGACGTCTGGCACGGTATGTTCCTTACTTAGGCTGTTTCAGGCTGCTGAAATCTATCACATTACTGCCTGCACCTGTACCCCCACGGCCTCCTAGCAACTCCCGCGTTCTTTCTGCGGCGTCAGTCCCAGTCCCACTTGCGGGGTGGTTAAGCTGTAGCCATTCACTGGCCGCTGCCTTAGCCTCAGGGTTGCCGCTCATAAACATACGGAATGCAATATCAGTGGGATCATATCCCTTAGCCTCAGCAGCCTTCGTCTGGATTTCAAGTTCCTGACGCTTAAGATCAAGCTGCTCTTTATCCAGTTCCAACTTCTGACCGAACTGCTGCTGAGCAAGCTGTTGCTGCTGGACATCGACAGCCAACTTAAACTTATCCAAGGCTTCCCTACGATCCTTGGCACCCATTTCGACCATGAGGTTAAGTGCTTTGTCCTTAAGCTGCTTGCGTTCTTTCTTGTCCGCAATAGCCCCCGGAAGCGCAGCCGATGCGGCTTCACCCACTGCCTGAAGCAGGTTCGGGGTTTTAGAGCTTGCCATGTTGAACCCAATAGCAGCCAACGTCTCCCACATGGAATCCTTGCGCTGCTTAGCCTCATATTCAGGTGAGGCCAGTTCCTTAGCCCGAGCGCGCATCGCATCATCAGTAGCTTGGTCTTCAGGGGACTTAGCAAAACGACGCTCAATAAGATCGGCAATATCACCAAGGCCGGCTGTAAAACCTTGAGCCGTAGCAGCATTGCGTTCCCGAATAGGCGGTGCATCGCCCTTCATTACGTTTGAAATATACTTCTGCGTTTCAGTCGGAAGCTTCTTAGGATCGGCACCGGACTTCAGCCACTTGTCCACATTGCCCGGCCCCCAATTATACGCAGCAAGCGCAGTGGCTTGGTCGCCATAGCGACGATACATGGCATCAAGATATTGCTGACCAACACGGCGGTTTTCTTCTTCGCTATCGTTACGAGTCGGTTCAATGCCAAAGCCGGGATCACGACTTGTGCCGTTCATAAGCTGCATAACACCACGTGCACCCTTGGGGCTGGTTGCGCTCTGCTTACCGCCACTTTCCCAATACTCGACCGAATCGTAGAGGTTAGACATGCCACCGCCACGGGCAAAGGCAACGAGACCACCATTAGCGTAGCCACCATTGTCGGGTTCATCGAACATACCTGCTGGAATGGGAACATCAGAAAGCCCACCACCCGAAGCGTAGGGAGGAACCATACCGCCTTCGGCCATACCCACTGGAGCTTCTTCGTCCGACATCTCAGGTTGAGGAGCTTCAGGCATAGGGGGTACAAGCTGCACCTGCGCAGCTTCTGGCGTAGCGCCAAGACCAGCCGAAGGAGCACCCATGGGGGCAGGAGGTCCCGAGGGCGCATTAGGACCAGCCGGAGCGCCACCCATAGGTGCAGGAGGAGCGGGGGGAGCAAAGACTTGCTGGGCTACCGTCTGTTGGGGAGCCTGTTCTTGCTGCGCAGCAGACCGCATCCGGTCAATAAACATACCCGCCAGCGTACCAGCCGTGGGGTCAACGACACCCATCTGCATGGCTTCAGCAATTTTCTGCTTGTTGCCGCCATAGTCCTTAGCAATCTGCTCTGGGGACTGGATGCTGTACGGTTTGCTTTCCATCTAATCTTACCCCGCGAACGTTTTGTACGTGCTATATGCACCCAACCCAGCACCAAGAAGCTGCTGACCAATCGACGGCGACGGCGCAGAAGTTGTTTGCGTGGTGCTCGTAGCCTGCGGTACACCGCTCAAGATGTTCATGTACTGCTGAAGCCGCTTATACGGATCGTTCTTCTGTTCCAAGAAGTCTTGGTAGTCGAGATCACGCTTCTGCTGCTCAAGTGCCTGCGTCTGCGCCGCTGTTTGCTGCTGCAATCCAAGGCGCTGTACATCCGCCTGCTGCTGGGTTTGCCCAATATTCGCAAGGGTCTGAGCCATATCGCCGGCAGTCTTGTACTTGTTGAGGTCCTGTGTGGCCCCAAACTGACGAGACTGTTCACCAAGGCGCTGACCTTCAAGATTATACTGCTGGTTAGCCTGCTGCGCTGCAAGGCTGTTCCTAGCCCCCAAGTCCTGCACGCCAAGCTTTGCCCTGAGGTTAGCTTCATTGACGCTAAAGCCTGCTGCACGATCCGCATTAAACTGGGCCTGTGCATTCTCATACGCAGACTGAAGACCCTTAGCCTCGATGTCACTCAGGTTCTGCCCAAGAGCACGTTCACGACCAAGGCCAGCAAGAAGCTGGCGGCTACCACCATAAGTGCCCTGACGCGCTGCGCCTAGGTTCTGCATCAACTGCGTACGCTGTGCATCCTGCTGGGCTTCACGCTTCTGGATATCCAGCACATTCTGAACGTAGGGCGACATATACTGCTGAGCTTGCTGATTACCAAACTTCTCAGCTTCAGCCATCTGGTACTGCTGTAGCTCTGGGTTATTAACCTGATCTACTTGAAATTGGCCCGGTGTATAATTACCGGTGTTAAGCACCCCAAGGCCCGCCTGCTGCGCAAAGTTTGTGGCTTGACCAAACTGGCCAGGTGTCTGCATCCCAGCAACTTCGCCCTGAAGCTTTAGCTGCTGAGGAGTAAATCCTTCAAGACGTTCGCGGTCATATAGGGGGGTCTGAGCGGTAAGTAGACCCTGTGCGGACTGCATTGCAGTATTATAAAACGGAAGCTGTGCCGCACCGATGTTCGATGTGGTTTGCTTTACCTCTTGTACAGTCGTCTTAGAAGCCATTACAAATCCCTACCATATGAGCGCTAACGCGTCACTTTATAAATCAAGCTAACCCACGGACTAGCTTGGTGTCCTGCCCACGACCTGCTTTTTTACGTGCCTTATGTGCTTTGTCCATAAGAGCATAAAGTTTATCTGCACCGCGCTTAGCATCACCTTTACCGATGCGGCGTACAACATCTGCGGGCATAATCACTTCATCCCGAGCGACACGAGCAGGCTGATGCTTACCAATACGAGCAGGTACGCTATCACTAACTCCATCACCAGGTCCTTGTACTGGGTGGCCACCAATGCGACGGAGAGCTTCCATACCCGCATTGCTGCTACCATTTCCGATTTCAGATACCGTGCGGGCATCGAGTACAAAAGCTCCATCGGACAATTGAACTTCGCCACCGTGGGCATATCCCGCGTAGCTGGCGCTATAAGGGTCATTGGGATCGTTAGAATCAACGCCGCCCATGTACGTAGTAGGTACAAAGTCGTACATTGGCTGACCCTTTTTGGCTTTCGGGTTCAGCACAGGCTGCATGATCTGAGTACCACGGGTAGTATGTGACCCCGGCTGTACAACCTGACCCATGGTGTTGCGAATTTCCGGCATATCCACGGCAAAGAACCGACGTTGCTTCGATGTAACTGGGCCATTGGGGTCCATGATCTGCTGACGGTCCTGTGCATAGTACGGACCTTGATAGGAGTTATCGATCTGACCTTCTGGGCCTGCTGCTCCACCAGATGGAGTAACTGCACGGCTAATACCACCTAGTGCACCTTGGGCAGCTACCATGGGAGCAACTTTACCTACAATCCCTCCAGGAAGGCCGGCACCCGCTGCTTGGCCAAAACCACTCATAAACCCAGTAGGTTTAGCTGTCATGGCCGCTGCGCGCTGGAATGCCGCATTAGGTGCAGACGTCATAGTAGCATTCGATCCTAGCGCCGCTGCCTTGTCGATGGCATTCTGAGCAACTGCCGCTGTTGGGTGCATAACTGCAGCCCCAGAACCAGCGAGGTGCAAGCCTTCCCCAACATGGCCAAGCGCACCGCCAACACCAGCAGCACCAGCAAGTGAAGCGCCACCATAAGCACCGAGGCCGGCCATAAGACCCTTCTTAAGACTACCCGTAGCCGCTGTGCCACCTACCGCACCAAGCGCACCCATCCAGATCGGGGGGATACCAAAGGCCATGCCAGCTGCGCCAAGGATCGTTGGGAGAAGCTTACCAAGCCAGCCAGCTTCGGGAAGACCAGTGTGTGGATTGATCGTCAGCGAACCACCATGCGCCATAGCCAGACCCTGAAGGCTGTTAACCTCGTTGGGTGTCATATGGACAAGCATGGAGTCTTCGCCGCGACCCTGCGACTGTAGCTGCTGCGCCAATGGGTTACCGAGCACAGACAAACCACCCTGCGCCGGAGATGTACCGGACGTAATGGGGTTATCCGCACCGAGCATCGGGGGATTGCCAGTCGGTCCAGACTGAGGCTGCGTCATCTGCTGAAGGTCCATCGTGATCTTATCCTACCTTATGACTACGCTTATAGTACCAATTTGTCCAAAACCAAAGACCGGAAGTGGTGCAACGTAAGTTGGGTTCGGGAATTTAGCTGAGATAAACTGCACAGCGACGATAGCTGATGGCGTTGCCGGAATAGCGGGGTTATTACCAGCGCTAAAAGTCTTGGCCGCAAGGGCAGAAAGGCTCGTCGTAGTAGCAGACGAGTTCCACATAATCTCGACATAGTCGTTGGCTGCTAGGCTAACCATATATGGCGTTACAGCAATAAGCGCTGACGGCACACCCGCACTTTTGCGTGGGGGCATAGAGAACTGGCTGTTTGAAGCAGCGATGTCCGTACCGTTCTTGCGGAACCAAACGTCAACTAGTTCTGTACTATTGGCGGTGCTTTTGAACTGCAAGCTAAACGTAAACTGGTAAATCCCTTCATGCGAAACAACGATCCGCGAAGTGGGGCTTCCAATAGTTATAACATTGGGGAAATCATTGGTAGTGTAGGTTACTCCTACGGCTACATCGACGGCAGAAAGCGTCTGGTTAGCGTCGCTTTGAAGCACCGTGTACGGAGTAAATATATGCTCGCCATCTCCGTAAAAGTCGGTAGCGTAGACACTGCCCACCATCATATCTTGCGATACCTGCCGCCCGTTGCGGTGGCCGTAAGAGATAAGCGCATCGGTCCACACGCCGTTGGCGCGTTCGTAACCAGTTACCGAGCTATGGGATATAAGTAGGTTTGTATCGACGGTGCCGCTGGCAGTGACGTTGGTTCCTGTGAAGCTACCCCCAACGAACCGATCTGCTGTGTACTGCTGCGCATGGTTGGGCGTGTTGCTGTCCAACTGGGAAAAGTAGTTTTCCAGCACGCGCATAACCTGCCGCATGTACTGCGGGTCCCACTTTGAAGGGGGGCCGGGTATCGGCGGAAAACGGAACTTGTCCATTGCCATTAGCGTGAACCATCCTGACGGGCATCCAGACGCGGCGCACCCAGTTGCCACTGTACCCCAAGGGTATCTGATTGAATTTTAAACGCCATCTGGCGCGCACGCGCACGCATGAAGACCTGATTGGTGTACTGGTTAGTCGTAGTTTGAATTACGCGCTGGCTATCCGCAGCATCAGATTGGGCCGAGCCGCCGGGAAAATTGCGTGGGATAACCGTAAGCGTAGCTTCCGCATTTGTTGCTGTCGAATCAGTAAAACTAACATCCGGTATAATACGACGGATCAGCATGAAGTTATCACCATCACCAATATCAAAGGGTGATGACTGGATGTAGCTGGTCATTGCGGCATTATCATCGTTGATGCCGTTCTCATGAGAGTAAAGATAACCACTACCGACTGTGACTGTGCCGTTAGGATTTACTGTAACGGGTGTATTGGTAGCCTGCGGCCAGTGGAGGATCGGCGTATCTAACCAAGCTGTGCGCTCAATAGACCCATAGTACCAAATGCGCTCAAGGTGGTTATAGACAACATAAGCATTGTTATAATTGCTTGTTGCCGTGGGGTAGAACCACCAGATTTCGTTCCACTGCTCATTGGTCCCGCATACAATCTGGTCAGACTGATCGAGGTTAATGTTGTTGAACACGTGGTTACGTAGAGTGCATGGCAGCGTCTCAACGCGACCGGTATAGGCATAGAACTTGTCCTGCCCCATCCAGTAGATGACGTTGGCTGCGGATACCATGCACCGAGAAGAGGCGACGGAGATATTGTCCGCATACTCCTGAAGCCCAAACACATCTGTGGTGCCAAGGTATTGCAAGGTATAAAGGTGCGTATCAGTCCAGATCAGGATTTCCTGCCGAGTCGGCATACCACGAATGATGCGCGAACCGCGAGACACGCGAATGTCACCGGCAGAACTAAACTCAGATGGCGTCCAGTCACCCGGAGAATCCTGAGATGCCCAGCGGATAAGAAGCGGATCAAAATCCGTAGTGCTTGTAGACCCATAAGGCACAGCTCCCAAAGCAAGGAGATGCTTGTCCTGCTGGGATACCAGCAACTGCATGATCTGCACTGGAACCGCAGCGGGGTCTTTACTTTGAGATGTAGCATACGCTTGTAGCGTTATTGCGTGGGTGGCTAGCGCAGTTGCAGGGTCATCAGTCGTGCCGCGCTCCCACCAGTAGCCTGCACCGTTACGAATATTCATCACAAGGTCGTTATCGAAGTTATCGAACCACCAGTCGCGCTGTGGAAGCAGAAGCTGAGTTACTACAGGCGAACCCCACGTGCTACGTCCCCATGTACTGGTGCCCCAGCCATAGCCGCCAATGGCAATGGGATTGCCGGGTTCGATTTCGACCTGCACAGTGTAGCCCGCGCCGCTAATGGACGCATTGGACGTAGCATTGGTTGGGCTAGGCGAGGTAAAGGTAAACGTGTTAGCCCCAGTAACAGTTACAGTCTGGACACCATTGATATAGGTTGCAAGGATACCCCCAACATTGGTTGCACCTGCAATCTGCACGGGTTCGCCAGTATCAAGCCACGAAGGTAGCGCAGTCGTTGTGGTTACCGTAATCGTCTTAGTGCCATTCGATGTCGCAATCGTGTTCGACCCAGCGAGTGCCGTGTCAAAGGGTGTGATGTCGTAATAGACGCCGCCTACGTTGATATAGACACGCTCGTTGGTACCGAGTGCAAGGAAGATATCGGAATAGGAAGTGATCCAGTTCCACATCTGACGGCACACGCCGACGAAAGCCGTAGTTGGGGATTTAATCCAGCCGCCAATCTTCTCTGGGTAGCCAGAGCGAAACCGAATTTTATCGCACTCGTACCAGCCACCCTCGTTAGAGTAGTCGGTCTGATCGCGGTTCACACCGGGCTTAAACTGGAGCTTGATGAAAGGCATCTATTACCCCTTAAGTATACGCAAATTTGGCTTGGCCCGCAGCACCACCGCCACCAGCACCTGATGTTTGGCTACCTGAACCACCGCCGCCCGGTGCTGTACCAGCAGTGCCTGCACCACCACCTGTACCACCAGCACCGCCTCCGGGAGAAGCACCTGCGCCACCCGCGCCACCACCAGCAACACTAGTACCAGCGGTGCCAGAAGTATTAACATCGCCACCAGACCCAGTACCAGCAGCGCCACCGGTACCGCCAAGATTACCACTCAATCCATTAACGCCACCGCCTGCATTCAACGAAAATGCAGTGCCAAAAGTTCCCTGTGATGAGGTGCTTGCATTGCCCGTAGTCCCGCCAGCAACACTTGCAGCAACGGCATAGTTAAAGGTTTGCCCCCAATTGCTTGAAGTAAGAGCAAAAGTTTTTTTGACGTATGCGCCACCGCCGCCACCGCCACCGCCACCAGTTGGGAAAGCACCACCGCCACCGCCGCCACCCCAAATTTCGATGACGACTTGGGATGCACCGGACGGAATAGTGTCAGTGCCACTACCAGTAGTGTAGGTATTCGTAACAGGAGAAAATCCAGCTGCGCCAAGCAGCGCCATTTGAATACCGCTCATTAGGAGAGACCTCCCCCCGAAATGACACAATCTGTTGCGCTATTAAACCAGATGGTAGCCATACCACGTTGGGCAAGCGTGCGGTTGCCAGTAGTAGCAGTGCCGACTTGATACATGGTGAGGCCCGATCCCTGTGTGATCGTTATCGAAGAGCTGCTGTTATTATAGATCGAAATAGCATCGCCCGCAGCAAAGGTGCTGTTCGGGATCGTGATACCCGCAGTTACTGCGATGCACTGGCCGACGTCGCTAACCGTAGCCGTGCCACTTGTGGTTGAGCGAGGGATGCTGCGATATCCGATGGCAACACCATTGACCGTAGCGTTATTGTTGACCGAGGTAACCGAACCGCCAAGCGTCAGACTGCCAGACGAGGTCACAGTGCCCGTTAATGTAAGGCCGTTGATCGAACCAGTGCCGCCCACAGAGGTAACGGTGCCACTGCCAGTGCCCGCACCAATCGCAGTACGGAAAGTCGCGGCATCCAGGGCAGATACAGTGTTGTCCGCATTAAAGCGTGGGAATGTAATTGCTGATGGGTTAGTAAGCGTAAATACATTTCCGCCAACCGTCGTTGCGCCCAGCGATGTGCGTGCAGTAGCAGCAGTGTTAGCTCCCGTACCGCCTTGGGCAATGCTAAGCGCGGTGGTAAGACCGGCCAGAGATGTGATGTCGCTATTAGCCCCAGAGGCCGCAGTACCAAGTGCAGTGCGCGCAGCGGCAGCAGTGTTAGCCCCAGTACCACCGGAGGCAATCGGAAGGGCAGTTGAGAGAGTTAGTGTGCCAGCAACTGAAAGCGATGACAAAGCAGTAACTACGTCAACAACGTTAGTGCCATCTGCATAAACCCACATGGTTTTGCCGGCAGGGACGGTCACACCCGTACCCGTGGAAGTTTTTACGGTGATGCTATCTGCGCAGTCATTCTGGATGATGTATGGCTTTTCAAATGCAGCCGAAGCCGTACCCGTCGTTTTTGGGATGATAAGGTTCCGAGTAGAGCCACCAGTAGTGCCAGTGCAACGCAAGCGCATATTGCGCGTATTCTGTGATGTGTTGAGATTGCTAAGCGTAAGCGTCACATCTGCGCTTGAAAACGACACGTCGGCAGACCCGACAATTGCCTCTTCGATAGCAGTACCCAAGTTGGTATTGGTAATGTCACCCCACGTGGTATTGTTATCCCCCGTGCCCATCAATTGGATTGCGAGTGTGCTATACGTGCTTGCCATCTTTGTTCCTTACGTTGGGATTTGCACCCAAGTCACTGTATTGCCGTCTGCTACTTGAACCCATGTTACCGTTTGAGCATCGTTAACCGCTACCCAGTTAGGTGTTTGTGCGTCGGATATAGCAGACCAACTTACGCTTTGCGAGTTATTTACATCTACCCAGTTGGGTGTCTGATTGTCGTTTATAACCCCCCAGACAAGCACGCTGGTGATCGACCCAGTGGCTGAAACCCCAGTTACCGATACCTTAGCACCAGCAGAAATGGTCACACTGCCAAGGCTAACCGACGCTGAAACGCCTGTGACGTACACAGGTATGACGACTTTGCCTATAGACCCAGTAGCCGAGACTCCTGTTAGGGTCGTGTTAGCCTTGGCAGTTACGGTAACTGTACCTACTGCACCTGATGCTTCAATGCCTGTGGGGGTGGCATTAGCCTTGGCAGCTACGGTTGCTGTACCGATAGAGCCACTAGCCGAGATACCTGTCAGGGTAGTGTACGCAAGACCCGTAACCGTTGGAGTACCAAGAGAGCCGGTAGCCGAGACGCCTGTCAGGGTAACAGCTACAGAGTTGCTGCCGACTACAGTAACAGTACCAAGAGAGCCACTAGCCGAGACACCTGTTAGAGTGGTGTACGCAAGGCCCGTAACCGTTGGAGTACCCAGCGTTCCTGAAGCGGAAACACCTGTCAGGGTGATGTTGGCTAGACTTGCAACAGATACAGTGCCCAGCGTCCCTGAAGCTGAAACACCAGTTAGAGTGGTGTTGGCTTTAGCTGCTACAGTAGCTGTGCCCAGCGTCCCTGAAGCGGAAACACCAGTGAGCGTAACATTAGCCAGACCTGTAACAGATACAGTGCCGAGCGTACCAGAAGCTGAAACATCCGTAAGCGTTACAGATGCAGTAGCTATATCACCCGCAAAAGGGGCGGTAGCGAAGGGGACAAAACCAAACATATGTAAGCCCCCTTCCCTATGTTATTTTACAGCTACTGCGTCTTCCCATGCTTTAACCGTCAAGCGATGCTTTACACTACAATCCGTGTATTTTGCAATGATATCGGCTTCCCAGATAGAGCGCTCAGGGTCAATTAAAGATATTGGTGGGGCTGGAAGTGTTGGACACTTCGACGCTAGGTTTGCCGGTGGAAGCGGCATTGGCATCACGGACACTGCCTTCGAGCAGCCTGCGCACAGCGTCAGGAGCAGAGCAATCAACAGGAACGGCAGGAGCCGTTTTATATATTTCACGTATGGTGTTGATGCGCTCGGTTGCCATGACATTGGCTTGATCTCGTTGGGCTTCGTACGTTTGCGAAACATTATCTACTACCTCTTGCTTTTTGACCCGCGACTTCTCAGCCTTTTCCAGAGCCTTTGCATATGCCGCATCGCACTGCCAATCACGAACTTTATACCCTGCGGCTGCGCCAATAACCAGCGCACCTGCCGTTGCGTAGAGCATCAATGGGTTAGGAATTAGGCCCATGATGCAAACTTGTATGTCTTGGTGCGCCGGTCATCCAGACCGTGCGTACCGCCATTGATGCGCTTTGTTAACGCGAGGATAGCAGCATCGTTGACGCCTTGGTCGCAGATAGACCATAGCTTATTTTTGTCGAAGAACCAAAGGGCACTTTCAAAGCAAAGTTCCCCAGACACGAGATCGGGGTTTGTCATTACATCTTGTCGTCCAATGTAGTTTGCGAAGGCTTGGTAATTCGACCGCCCGGTAAGTTGGAGGGCACCCCTGCCTCGAAAAAGCCACCCGTCGCCAGATGCTTCATCTCCATTACCCATGCGGTTCGCATATACGCGGTTGGCAATTTTCTGTGGCTTGCGTTCGTAGGCACGAGCCATTGCGTCGGTCGGGAAGTACTTGCCGAATATCTTGCGAAGTCCGGCAGTGCCGTAGTTCAGGTTTTCGCTGAACGCCTTGAAGCCGCCCGACTCATGCGCCGTTTGAGCAAAGAAATGCGCAGCACGAGCAGGTGAAAGCTTATAGTAAGCCGCAGCTTTCTTAAGAGTCCCCGGACCGAACGCACCATCTGCATCGCACCCACATTTCTTCTGGAGTTCAATCAAGCTCATTTATCGTCCTTCCGGCTATTCCACAATTCAAATAGCGTCTTGATCTTCTCTTCCGCCATACCCAGACGCACATCCATCTTAGCTAAGATGATGGTCAGCGAGATGAACGCCAGAACAATGGGCCAAAGCTGGCCGATCAATTCAACGGTAGAGAGATTGCCGGCCATTATGCCCCCAGATTACGCCAGTCAGGGAAGTCGTTTTCATCAACCACGCCGTCGCCATTAGCATCCCAGCGCAGGTCATGGCGGTGCTTCTCCCACGGGGCCATGTCGTCATCATCGTCTTCTGTTCCCACCATGGGAACCAATGCAGGTGCTTCCGGCTCAGGTTCTGGTTCTGGCTCCGGTGCAACCCCTGTCACTTCCAGCGGTTCTTCAGGTTTGGCGTTGATGTTATTAAGGCTCAAACCACCAAGCAAGCCAACAAATGCACCGACGATGGTGTTGAAGGCAGGGCCGACCAGTTCAAAGATTTTGTCGTTATCGACTCGGTCGTTAAATAGGCCAAACATCAATGCGCCAACAACGGCTATCATGAGCAGAGACAGCGTCATCACCGTGACGCGCAAAATCCACTCGACTGTATCTAAAGGCGCGGGGCGCTTAGCGGTAAATCTGTCCCAAAAGCTCATTATGCACTCCAAGGTAGGTCTGGGGTTACGACAGGCGGGTCGATCTGGTTTTGGATTTGCTCCGCCACATTTGCTTCGTAGCTTGCTACTTGTTCTGCACCCATAGCAGATTGTACCCAACCAATCACCTGCGTTTCGGTGAGGTCGGCGTAAGGTGTGAAAGGTGCGGTTGGATCGACAGCTACAGCCTGCGTACCGTATACGTTGCCGCTAAACCCAGCTTCAGTACCAGTAAGCGTCCAGTGGACGTTGAAGACCACATTGGTCTCACTGCCTTCCTGCGGGTAGCAGTCCATCTGAATGACCGTCCATGTGTATGTTGTTGCCATTAGGTTACTCCGGCTCCTGAAATGACCCACACTGTTGCGGTGACTTTAAGGCATGTAGCAACACCATATTGGGCTAGCGTACGTGACCCAGTAGTAGCAGTACCAGCAAGGCGTAGTGTATCGGTCGTAATGCTGATCGTCTGGCTGCTGCCACTGTTATTAAAGATGGACACCGCTGAGCCGATTGGAAACGCTACAGAGCCGTTTGCTGGGATGACAACACCGCCAGTCGTAATGCTAATGTGCTTACCCATGTCGGTCAAAGCTAGCGTATATGAGGCAGTCTGGCTGTTCTGCGGAAGGCCTTTATAGCCAAAAGCAGCTGCTTGGTTAGCACTTGTGATCTGCCCGACATCATCAATGATAATCCCATTGGTCGAGAAGCCTACGCCTTGGTTGATGCGCCAACGGTTGCTAGTATCAACACCCCATGACCACCAGAGATCGACACTACTGCCGTTCTTTGCCGCCAAAATGTTAAAGCCTTCTTTACTAGCAGCGTTGGGGGACATCTGGGTTAAACGATCATAACCACCGTAAGAAGATTGGATGTGCAGTGCGGCATCGGTTCCCGTACCACCAATAGCAACACCGCCCCCTGATCCGATACGCATACGTTCGGTACCAGTGGTTGAAAACCGCAAAGCGGCTGCACCAGCAGCGTTAAGGGTAAAATCACCAGTTCCTGAATTAACGATGTCAAACGCACCATTAGCCCCGCCAGCACGAATTAAACGGGCCTCATAATCTGACCCTGCGGTGCTGTGTAAATCAATATATGCGTTACCACTTGCGCTACGATTAGACCCAAGTTCAAAAGCGCAATCACCGGTGCTTACGCCGCTCCCGCTTGTCAAAGTTCCGCCAAAGTTTATGCTACCGTTAACATCTAATTTATAGCCCGGCGAACTCGTCCCGATCCCGACGTTACCGCTGCTATTGATATAGCTGTCGCCTGTTGAGCCAATACGGACAGTAAGCGTTCCGCTGCCATTACGGGCAGCTAGTTCTACGTTGTTGGAGGCGTCAATATAAACGCCGCTTTCGTTAGCGATACCCGCTGACTTACCCGCTAATGCCCACCCAGCAGAAGATGCAGCGCGCTCTGAGGTAAAGCGGCCAAGCGGAGAACTCGTCCCAATCCCAACGTTGCCGCTGCTGTCGATACGCATACGTTCGGTGTTGTTCGTGCCAAGAATAAGCGGGATAGCTGTGATGCTGTAAATGTCCATGTCGCTGGATGATGCGTACATGTTGCCGTAAAGTGTCCCAGCAACAGAGAACCGCAAATCGGCTGCGCCAGAAGCCTTGTTAAGCTGAAGCACGGCACCGGGTGAGCTTGTTCCGATCCCGACAATGCCTCCAAAATAGCTGCTGCCCCCAGCCGTTTGGAATTGAAGTTGCTGCGCCCCTACCGCTGTTTGATACGCATTGAGTTGGACGGCACCGCCATTAGTGACGCCCGCCGCAAAGTAGGTTGTGCCATTGCGAACATGGAAAGTGTCTGTGGTCGAAGTCCCGTAAACATCAAGAACAGAACCCGGCGAAGTCGTCCCGATCCCAACGTTATTTGACGCGTCATAGTTAACCGACTTCTCAGCCGGATAGGTTACGAAGACGTCCTTGGTGCCGGCCGAGAAAGATACCGCAGCACCTGAAGATGAAGAAGCAAGGATCGTATCGCGGGACAATGTAGTGCCCGCAGACGTATAGGTACCGATGCCGACTTCCCACTGAGAGCCACCAGAGATGGTGTAGTAGGTTGTGTTGGCATTGCCGATGGCTGCGCCAAATGTCTGGAACCCCGTAGGCGCAGTCCCGCTGAGCGTGACCGTGCCCGTACCAGTCGTAGTGGTGGTATCGCGGACGCGATCAGCGAGGACAAGGGCCATTACATAAGGTTCCGCAGCTTATAGATTGTGGTCAGGTACGTATCAGTAACGCTATCAAGCAGGTTGCCAACAGCCCGATTACCCCGACAAATTTTCTCGTGGTTCTTCTCGATCCAGTCTGCATCTTCAATCAGGACCAAAAGGATTTCCGAAGCCTTTGTCGGGGTCTTGGGGACGGAGCCGATCAGTTCAAATGCACCCTGATACGCCTCAACCAGCTTATCTATCGCTTCGATAATGTTGTCGTAGAACTCGCCCAGCGCAATATGCCGCGCATAAGCACCGACGCCATTGGCCATCCAGTGCTCAAAATGCGCAAGGTTACGGGCGTAAAATACCCGGCTGACGAGTTCTTCGATCATTAGGCGATCCGGATAATTGCAGTGGTATTGGTGGCTGTCGGGAAGATGATGGTGAAGTCACCTGCCGTCGAGGTCTTGTCCGAGCCAAAGTCCAGCACAGCCACAGCAGCGTTGGTAAGCGTTGTGTTTGCCGTACCGTTAGCCGAAGGCGTGTTGTTATAGATCAGAGCGCCACGAGCCGTGATGGTGGCATTCGTCCAGGTCGTATTGCTGAAGGTCGTGTAGCCCGTACCAGCCGAAGACGAAGTGTTTGAAGCCGTCACGCCACCGTTGGTCAGCGAGTTACCGCCAGCCGTGTAATTTGTGCCGGTCACTTCATTGGTAGCCGAGTAAGACGTCGTGTTAGCATCTATTGAGGCTGAAGACGTATAGAGGGCAATCTTAAAGGTATCGCCGCCCGTGTTGCGGAAATCGTGTACAGCCAGCAGGATTTCGGCTTTGAAGCTGGTGCACATAGCTTGTGTAATAGCCATGGGTATTCTCCTTAGGAATCAATCAGTTTTACAAGCTCAGGAAAGCCAGCTTCAGTAAACTTAGCCGCCAGAGTTACGTTACGTGAGCGCATGGCTTCACGCATGAAGTAGATGAGCACTTCACGCAGGTTTTCACGGAAGGCACGCGCCTGCTCCGCAATTACCGGGGGTGCATTATCACCTACGTTAATAATCTGATTGAGCGCTCGTTCAGCAAGCTCTTCCGCAGAAAAGCCACGACCACTTGAGGTCATGATCTGGACGTTGCCAATGGCTGTTTCGAGTTCAGTAATCATTTCACTGGGTACCTAACTTGTGGGGTGCGGTACATATCCTGACGGTTTTTACCTTCACCCAGCTGTTTCAGCATGGCAAGCGCTTCGCCGTACCGCTGCTGGTAATTAGAGATAATCTCCGCCTCACCTTTCATGAAGGTATAGGCTTCCAGCAACGCGCCGTAAAGCAGCACGCTGTCAAAGTTATCTCCAAGCCATGATGTGCCGGCAGTGACGATGGACTGGGGGTAGTAGAAGTAATGGAGTTCGACTGTATAGTTCGAATCCGGTGTAGGGCCAAGGATGTAAGAGTTTTCGTCAAAAAACGCATAGTGGGTCGGGAGACCTGTATCACTTGGATTAGGAAACGACTCGCGGATAAAGTTCACATCCTTGTCGAGCAGATAGCTGTAATTGCCACTAGCATCGACCACAGCCAGCGAAAAGTTGGCAAGCCAATCAGATGGTACAGACAGGTACTTATTTCCCGCCGTTACATTTCCAGTCACATTCTTACGCAGGTCCAGAAGCTGAACCATGTTGTAGATACGCTGCTCAGCCTCTTGAATAAACGTGTTAATCTGTTCGGTAGACGTAAGCGTTACCGTGCTGGTACCGTCAGAGCCGGTCCATGAGGTATTAGGGAAGTCGTTTTCGACGTACCCTTTAATCGTCTCGAACAGAGTAGCGTAGTTCATTAGCCCAACTTCTTGCTGCTATTCAGTCCTTTAGTAGCCGCGCCTGTTCCACGGGTCTTTACCGTATCCGTGCGCGCCACCTTATTTGGATAGCCGTTGTTGCCCATATCGACCGTGTAGTCCATCGGCTGCTTCGCACGCGAAGGGAGCGGGTTTTCACCAGCGCCGAGGAACGGCCATCCTGTATTATCAGCCATTTTTTACCACCTTCACTTCGTTCGTGGGCACGTTGCGCACGGGCTTTTTCTGGTTGGCAACCTTAGCAAGATTGCGGCCCAGCTTCTTCATTTGTTCGTTAGTCTTACCACCCTTAGCCATAACTTACTCCTACGTTTGTACCGTTACAGTACCGACTTCACCTGCAGCTAATAGCGTATTTGGTAGATCAGGCAAAGCTAAAGCGTTATTCAGCCCTACAGGATTCCACCCCCACTGTATATCACGACTACCGACAGTAGGGCCACCAAAAGCTAACACGTTACTATTTGGCACCGTGTACGTCTCTGTACGGATGCCGTTAAGCCCTGCCTGCCAGTAACTGACATCGGGACGAGGATTGCGCAGTGCCTGGGGATCATCAACCGGATACATACCGATTTGAAGCTGTGGCTGGTCTGGTTCCCAGCAAGTCGGGCACACAAGGATATTGGTGCTCTTGGTCTTGATAGTGAGTTTCTTAAGCTGCTTGAGCTTATAGCGGAAGCCACAGCGGTCACATTCCGCAATGGCCTTTTTACCAGAGGCAAACGGATTAGGCATCGTACCTCCTAGATAAACATCTGGCGCGGAGCGATCCGCAGCGGAGCCTTCTCACGATCTTCATCAGCAGCTTGTTCCCAAGCTTCATCATACATCTGCTTCAACAGCGCTGTGCGATCCATAGCATTGGGGAGCTTAAGCGACAGGTAATATGCCAACCCAGCCACCATGCACGGCAAGAAGCGGAACGGGATATCTTGTGTCGTGATACCGTTACCGGCATCCTGCATACGACGCAGGCGGTAGTAGAAAAAGGTGTAATAGTTGCTCTGGTCTGGGGCCGGCCACACATTAATCTGCGGCGGCTTTGCACCAGTGGTCGGGTAGGTTGCGCCTGACTGACGGTTGATCCACACCTGAATAGGACGCCCTTGGGCATTCTTGTTCGGGATCGTGATGTACGTGTCGGCGCTGATGCGGTTGATGTTAATATCAAGCTGATTGGAAGTTGTGCCCGCGTTCGTGCGGATAA